ATGTAATGGTTCATCAGGAACTCCTGATTTAAGAGATAAATTTGTAGTTGGAGCAGGAAACACTTATGCAGTAGATGCTACTGGTGGTAGTGCAGATGCTACATTAGTATCTCACAACCACACAGCATCTACCTCAACTACTGGAGCACACAGTCATTCAGGCACAACAAATACTGTAGGTGACCATGTACATTCAGCTAATAGGTATACTACTTCTTTATATGGTGCTCCATTAGGTGCTGGAGAGGGAAACGCATATAGTGGTGCAACTTTCAATACAAATGGAGCAGGGGCACACGCACACACAGTATCTATTTCTAGCAGTGGTACTCACAACCATACTGTAGCAGTTGCTTCTAGTGGTACTTCAGCAACAAATGCTAACTTACCTCCTTACTATGCTCTTGCATACATAATGAAACTATAATATGACAATACAAAGATTACAATTTACAGATTGGTTACCAGACCAACCAGCAAATGCAGGTAGTTTAAATGATGCTAAAAATGTATATCCTTTAGGCATTGGTTATGGTGCTTTTCCTAGCTCGGTAGATTTTTCTAACGCTGCCAGTGAAAATCTTAACAGTGTTTTTGTAGCAAAATTTGGTGCTGTAGTAGAAGTATTTGCAGGCAGTGCTACAAAGTTATATAAACTTAATATTGGCACTTTAGCATTAGCAGATGTATCCAAAGTAGGTGGTTACACAGGAAATGGTACATGGAAATTTGAACAATTTGGAAATATAGTATTAGCTTGTAACGATACGCAAAAAATACAAGCATGGACTATCGGTGTTTCTTCTGCCTTTGCAGATGTTGCAGCAGCAGCTCCTGTAGCTAAAGACATTGCTGTTGTTCGTGACTTTGTATTTGCAGGTAACATTGGTACAGGCACAAATCCAGATAAAGTTCAATGGTCTGATATTAATGATGAAACAGATTGGACTTCTGGAGCTACAAGCCAAAGTGACTTTCAAATAATTCCTGATGGTGGTAATGTTCAAGCAATAACAGGTGGAGAATTTGGGGTTATACTACTAGAAAAATCTGTGGTTAGAGCTTCATATGTTGGTTCGCCATTGTTCTTTCAATTTGATACCATCTCTAGTGGATTAGGTTGTTTAGAGGGTAACTCTGTTGCTAGATATGGAAATATTACTTTCTTTTTATCAGATGATGGATGGTATTCTACAGATGGTCAAACAGTAACAAACATAGGATTAGAAAAAGTAGATAGATGGTTTTTAAGCACAGTAGATTTAACAAATATTAACACAATGAGTGCTGCTGTAGACCCTGTTAAAAACCTAGTGGTTTGGAACTATGCAGATGTAGATGGTAACAGAAGAATCCTTATTTATAATTGGCAGTTACAAAAATGGTCAAGAGCTGAAACAACATCTGATGTCGTAGGTACTATTGCTACATTAGGTGAGACATTAGAAAGTTTAGGCTCAAGTTTAGGTTATACAGATATAGATACTATGCCAGCATCACTAGACTCACGATTATTTATTGGTGGTAAGTTTTTATTTGCAGGTACTAAAGATGACAAAATTGTTACTTTTACAGGGGAATCTATAACACCACAACTTATTACAACAGATGTAGAGATTGGCTATAACTCTGTAGCAACACTAGCAAGACCACAAATAGATAATGGCACAGCACAAGTAGCTGTAGCTAGTCGCAGAGAGCTAGATGATAACATTGAGTTTAGTTCATTTGTTCCTGCAACATCAGAGGGTAGATGTAATTTAAGAAGTGCAGGTAGGTATCATAGGTTTAATGTTCAGCCAACAGGAAGTTGGACAACAGCTATGGCAGTAGATGTAGACTTAAAACCACAAGGTAATAGATAATGCCTAGAATGTATCGTACACTTCCCTATCAAGGTGGTGACCCTAGAGCAGTTGCAGAAGTAGTTAATAACGCTATGAATGGTAAAACTAATAATAGTGGTACTTTTACTTTAGCAACATCAGTGACAGAAACTACTGTTAGTAATGAAAGAGCAGGTTTTGATTCAGTTATCGTATTGTCATCAAGAACTGCAAATGCAGCAGCAGAGTCAGACCATACATATATTAAAACAAAAGCCAAAGGTAGTTTTATTATAGGGCATAGAAATACATCTCATACTGATGTAACATATGATTATATAATCGTTGGATAAATTTTATGAAACTCTATGTAGTGCCTACGAATCAAGTGCAAAGATTTTGGTATCTTGCTGAACCAATATTAAATAGAGCTCTAGAAAAAGGTGATGGCGAATTTTGCAGCGACACACTTAAACTTACAGTAGCACAAGGACAACAACAGCTTCTTTTGCTTATGAAAGATGATGTTTGTTATTGTGCATTGACTGTGCAATGGGTTATGTACCCACATGAAAGAGTTTGTTACATAACTTATATTGGTACAAAAAAAGAAGGTGGCATGGTAACAAAAAAAGGGTTTGAACAATTTAAAACTTGGGTCAAACAAAATGGTGGTACAGCAATACAAGGATCTACTAAATATGACAGTATAGCTAGGTTATGGAACAGGTTATATGGTTACGAAACAAAATATCAATTAATGGAGTTGAAAATAGAATGATTAAGTTAAAAATATGGTTATATAACTGGTTAGCTAAAGATTTAGGTAAGTTAGGTAGAGAGGGTGATACCGAACTTGCTCATGTTAATACATGGGAAGCTAATTTATTAAAAGCACATGGTGGTTCAGGTACAATAAATCCTGTTACTGGATTGCGAGAATATAAGGGTGGTGGTGGTAGTCAAACACAAACAACAAATCAAAATATTGACCCTGCTATATTGCCATACATAACCTATGGTTTAGGAGAAGCTCAAAATTTATATAAAGCTGACTCTCCAGAATATTACCCTAGTGCAACTTATGTTCCAGCATCAGCAACAACAACAGAAGCAATGAGGTCAGCCGAAGAAAGAGCAAGAAGAGGAAGTCCATTAATTCCTGAAGCTCAATCAACTATTAGTGGTATGCAATCAGCAGTAAACCCTGCACTATCAAATTATGAAGCATTAACAAGTGGAATACCTAGTGGAGCTCAAGCAGGTACAGAAGCTACAGCAAGAGGAGACTATCTATCAGCAGGTAATCCATATTTTTCTAGTATGATGGCAAGTGCAGCTAAACCAGTAGTCACAGAATTTAATAAAGCTATAAGAGATATAGGTAGCAGAACAGCAGCTTCTGGTAGATATGGTTCAGGTGCGATGGGTGAGTTAGAAGGTACTGCATCAGAAAACCTAGCAAATGCCTTATCTAACAGAGCAGCAGAATTAGCATATAGTAATTATGGTGCTGAAAGAGGTAGACAAGAACAAGCAGTGGCTAGATTAGGTGATATTACTAACCAAACATTTAACCAAAGATTAGCAGCAGCTCAAGGTCTTGGTGGCTTATCAGAGCAACAAGCAGCAAGACAAATGAACGCAGCTCAATTAGCTCCATCATTAGCAGCAGCAGATTATACAGACATAAATCAATTAGCTAAAATAGGTCAAACTCAAGAACAATATGCAAAAGATAAATTAAATGCAGATATTGGTAGGTTTGAGTTTGAACAAAATAAACCTTACAACAAACTAGAGTCTTATTTGTCAGCAGCATACGGAGCACCAGCTCCAGTCAATCAAACCTCTACTTCAAGTGGGGGAGGTAAATAATGCTTAAACCAATATTAATTGGAGCAGGTATAGGAGCAATTAGCTCATACGCAATGGGTCAAGATCCATTAAAAGGTGCAGCACTAGGTGGAGCAACAGCAGGATTTGGTAGTGCTATGAGTCCAGCAACAACTGTTGGAACAACTGCCGCATCAACTATGCCATCTCATTTAGCACAAACAGGATTAGAACAAGCTGCAAATAATGCAGCATTGGCTGGGGGAGGTAGCAGTATTTTTGGTAGCTTTAATCCTATTCAGGATGCAATAGATATTGACCCTAGCACTTTTACTGCATCAGAAGGAAGTCTAGGAAACATTA